TATATAGATCTTCTATAGCTTGTTCAAGTTCTTTACTATTTTGATCATATATTTTTTTGCCTTGTATATAGTTATAGTCTATAGATGCTATAAGCTTTACAGCAGGTGGTTTTTTATGACTACCTCTACCTAATGGCTTTTGAATAACTTTAATATTGTTATCCCAACACTTATTTAATATTTTATGGTATTCTATATCCATCCTAAATCATATCTTAAATATAACAATAAATCTAACACACCATACATAGTTGTGATCCATGTAGCATTAAATAATATACCTAATAATATGTTCTTTTTTGTAAATACTTGTTTTAATATTTCTAAATCTCTCATAATATAATTATTGGTTAATAAAAAAGGGGTATTGCTACCCCTATTGTTTTAATTATTGTTTTATATTTTTTGCAAGTCTCATAATTTCACTAATTCCATTTTGAAATTTTGTAGCTCTTTTATAAGCATTTTTTCCATCAAATATTCTTTCTGCAAAATTATCTCCATACTTAATAATTAATTTGTAAGATGATCCGTCCTGGTTAGACATTAATTTAGTTGATGTCGTTCTGTCTTTATATATTTTCATTTGATATAATTTTAATTAAACTTTGTTTTATAGTGTAAATATACACATTTTTTTTAATATATAAACAATTTATTAACTTTTTTAGTAAATATAGTATTCTCCTTTGTTTGGATTCTCTAATATAGAGCTAAGGATATATCTTGCTGCGTCAACACAGTGATCACCGCTTGTAGGGTTTGGTTTTTGTAATGTATTGCCTTGTTTATCTTGCATCCATATATAGCCATTTAGTTCTCTTATTAGGTTTTTACTTCGTTGAGTGACATATATAACATTCTGATTTATTAAGTTGATTCCATATACAATAGAGTCTCTTCCTTTGCTTACAGGATATATAGGATGGCCATAGCTTAACAATTCAGCTATAGACTTTGGTTCAGCACTATCTGCATAGATTATATCGTTAACTTGATTGTTTTTTAAGAATTGACTTATATCGCTATTTAGCATTCCTTTCTTGCATAAGACCTCATCAAATATATATGAGTTATTATACTTGTATAAAGCTACAAGAGTACTAGGGTCTACACTATATCCAAAGTCCATGCCATAACCTAATAATCTTGTTTCATCTGGTACTGATGGTATCTCTTTCCAATCTGGTATACATACACCCTCAAGAGATCCAGTTTCTCCTAAGCCATATACTTTCCACCAATTTGACCAGTAAGTTGAGGTCTTTGCTTTCTCTTTAGCTTTTTCTATCTCGTCTACAATAGACTTAGGTAATACATTATTGTCTTTATAAGTAAGTGTAACGTAGTCTACTCCTGGCTGTCCTAATACTTCTTTGTCTACCCAAAACAAACTAGACGGGTTATAGTCTAACCATATATTACCTGATGTTCTTACTACTAGTTGATTGTATGCATCAAATGGTACATTATTACATTCGTTAATATATAAGTCTGTTCTTCTTGCTCCTCGTAATTTGTCTGGTTGATCTGTACTAAAAAACTCTATGTAACTACCGTTTGTAAATATGTATTTTAAAGTACTCTTATTGAACTGATTTTCTTTATACCTATTTAATCCATTTAATATAGACAGAAAGTCCTTTAGAGCGCCTCTGCGTAAGTGTGGGACCGACTCTGATACTATACTTATCTCTCTACCTTCGTTCTTTATGGCATAATCGATTAAAATAAGTATAATACATATCGTCTTACCAGCCGACGTACCTCCTCTTACAACCTTAATACGGTTATTAAGTGCACGTAATTTCGATAAAGCTTCGGTTTTTTTAACCTGCATACTAATCTACAAACAACGGAATATCCTCGTTGATCGTAATGTCTTTAGTCTCTCTAGGTTTACCAGCATAATAGTTATAGAATAGCTGTACATACTTAAACTCTGCACTTTCTAATCCTTTCTTTAATGCTTCAAAGGCCATAGGTTCTAATGGTGTAAGCTTCTCTATAAGTTCTACCTCATCGGCTTTAGACTTACGCCCAGCTGTTTTGTGACCTCCATTGTTTTTTCTACCATCCATAATTAAAAAACATTATTAATAATTATATAATAAAAAAAAACTTTAATTGTTAAGTAGTAACTGTCGTTTTTCTTGTCTTAGACTTCTAAGCTCTACTAAAGCTATAGCATATTTGTTTCTATAATATACACCAGGGTTTCTATCTTTTTCTCTTGTACTATTTGCTCTTCTTATGATATTATCTATCCTTTCAAATACTTTGTGATATTCAATAGCATCTTTATAAACACTTATTTGTTGATCAAATACTTTAATACCATGTAGTACTGTAGCATGATCTCGTTTTACTGATTTACCTATTACGCTTAAAGATTCTCTTGTGTGTTGTTTACATAGCTTATAGTATATAGATCTAGCATATACGACTTCTCTTCTTCTATTTTTAGTTACTAAATTTATATTAGTATTATTTTCTACTAATTCTTTAATCTTTTGTATTTTCATTTTTTAATATATTTTTTATATCTCTTAATGTTAAATATTCACTTTGCTTTACAGCTTCTAATATACCTGCGCATGCTTCATATTCTTCTAAATCTTCATATACTTTAATTGCCTCGTATAATTCATCAACAGTAGATCCATTAGATAAGTCAACTAAAGCAAGCATATAGTATTCTTCTTTTATCCTACTCAAGTGTACCAGTGACTACGTATTCATTTATTTCTTCTGTTCTATTTATAAAGTATTTTTCAAATATACGTAATCCATATTCAACTTTATCTTTACCAGAATTATAAAAACTTTCTTTTACATCATATATTCCTAGATCTCCTGAGCTTTTGTCTATAACAAAAAACTTAAAATCTTTATAATCTACTTTAAATAAATTACAATAAATATATACTTGAACATCGTAACCGTACTTTTTAGCAGCCCATTTAAATCCTTTAATATCGCTAGTAGTTTTTAAATCTGCTATATAATCAAATCCTAATACATCTGCTTTAGCTCTAAAAGGAAAACCATTTAATATATCAAAACCAGGTACTTCAAATTTTGCTCCTCTTGTTAGCTCTTGCCAAACATTATTTTGTAATAAAGCATCAGCTGTATACATTGCTTTATCATATTCTTTTCTTGTAAAAACAAAATCAGCACTTCCAACTTCAGATACTTTGTCTTTAAATTTTTTAGTTACTGCGGACTGCACCTCAACAACGTGACATAAAGTATCTAGCTTTTCTGGTTCTAATGCTGCTAAATGAATTAGTCTACCTATCTTAAAAGCTCCTGTATCAGATTTAAAGTTTAAAGATCTTTGATAACTTTTAGGCGAATCTATTAACTGTTTTATAGCTGAGCTACTTAAAGCATATTTACCTAGCTCTCCATAGTAAAAGCTATCACTGTACATCTTTTTAATTAATTCATCTTTATCCCATACTTTACCATTTAATAGTTCTATCTTTTCCATTCTCTCTTTACTTTTTACATACACTGATTTCATTTCATCTGGTGATATATAACATGTATCAGAACCTAAATTCATAGTTGGATTTATACTATATCTTAAAGCTTCTAGTTCTTGTTGTGATTCAAACTTATAACTTTTATCAGATATTTTAATATTTACACCTCCATGTTTAATTGCCCAATCTAAAAAATTTAACTTTGTTGTTCTAAATGTTATATTCTTCCAATTAGGGTGTTTTACTACATCTTTCATTATTTATTTTTTACAAATGTTCCATTTTTCATTTTACCTTTACGGTTTTTTATTTCAAAATAAGCTGATTCTATACAAGTTTCAATACTTAAATTACATAATCTAGCTAAGTTTGTTAATACAACTACCATATCGCCTATAGCATCTTCTATTTCAAACTTATCTTTATTGATTATTGCTTGTGATAATTCACCAGCCTCTTCCATTAACTTTAGATATTGTGTTTTAGGATCTCCTTTTTCATATATACCTCTTTCTTCTGCCCATTGTCTAATAGGCTCAAACTCGTTATTTAATCTCATAGTGTTTATTTAAAAAATTATTATATATATGTAGGTTAGTAGCATGATGATAATATGTACCAATTTTAACATCAATTTCTTTAGATACTAATTCTTGTAACTTACTAAAACAATATTGGTCATTACAAAATCCAAACCATAAATCATTACTACGCATCAATACTGACATGTGTAATTCATCTTTTATTACATTAAAAGTAATTGCATAAGTGCAAGGTGTATCATTAGAATATCTATCTATCTGCTTACCATCATAGATGGAAATGGTTGCTTGTCTGGTTTCTCTATTAGCATGTAATTTATCTATTACTTTATCTAATTGAGAGTTCTGCAACCACTGCCATCCATAATTAGAATTAACCTCATTATTTTCATCTGCCATTCTCTTCCATATCTCAGGTACCTTACCATATATTTCACCTAATCTATTTATATTTCTATCTCCTGTAAGATACCATTGCCATTCTGCTTCAGCATATTCTTTATTTAGTTTTCTAAAATCTAAATTAATATCATTATCTAAAGGGTTAGCAATATAAAAACCCACATTAAATAATGCTTTAGTATTAGCATGATCTATCCCTGTTCTATGTATTTCACTATATAAATAATGAAACGCTTGTTCTGCATTTTTAAATATCATATTAACAAATTTATAAAAAATCTTTCAAATCATTCCAATCTCTATAAGAGTTTATAGTCTTTTTATCTATTGTTGGTTTATTAGCGTTTCCTGCTACATTAAAAAACCAATCACCTTTTTTACCATATTTAACCATATAATCCCAACCTTTAGCGTCGTAAGAATCTTCACTATTAAAACCTAAAGGGATTAAATCAGACTTAGAATTAAATGGTTTGTGATAAGAATAAAAGTCAGATCTTCCTAGCTCGCCTTGTTGTATATTCCTAGCTACTGCAACTGCTCTAAACTTAGTATTAGGTAATGCTATCTGCAGTGTTCTTGTTAAAACACCAGTAGATATGACTGACCACATTATGTTTGGTTTGTCTCTATCTTTAAAATAATCATAAATACATCTTACTCCTCCAGCAATAACTAATGGATGATTTAAACCTAAAGGAACGTAATAAGCTTTAGTTGCTTTAGCATACTTTTTAGCTAAAGAATTAGCATTAGGCATAGCTGCTATTCTAGCAAATAACGGCTTAGCTCCTAACTCTATACATAAAGCTTGGTGATCACTTATTTCTTTAGATGATGGCATTACTAAAGTTAAATTTAAATTATACTTTTTACATAACCATGAAAGTGAAATACCAGCAAAACCTCTTCTTGGTTGCACATAAACTATTTCTTTAACACCTTGATTAGCAATATGTTGTATAAAGTACTCACCGCTTCTCGCTTTGTAACCTACCTCGCAAGATACAGATTCATCGATTATATTAAATCCATCTACTTGTTTTACGTTAAATTCATTAAAAGATGATTTGAAGCTTTTAGTCTGTTCTAAATAATCGTTAAGACTATAATCTTTTAAATCATTATTAGCTTGTATAGTCTGTTTATTTAAGAACATTATTCCAGTATTTAATATTATTATTTTTTCTTATATGATGATCGCTCTGAAAATTATCAATATATCTTATAAAATCACAAGCAACATCTTCCATATCATAAGGCTTAGAATAATTTCCAGTTATTTGACAGAGATAGCGTAAGGCTTCGTTTTTTTTCATATTAGGTAATATCATCTTTAAACATTTAGACGCGTTAGAACCTACATATACATCACTGTCTTGGTCTACAAGATCAGGATAATACTCAGCTAAATCCATAGCAAAAGCAGTCAACACAAAATTTTGTCTTTTAAAGCCTCTTGATCTTAGCCAATGATTCCCTAAATCTACTACATCAGTTATAGAGTAGCCACCTTGTTGTACTTCGTTCATTATATCGTCGACTAAATTTAAAGAGTCTTCTACTATAAAGTTTCTTAATCCTTTTTTTATCATAGGTAGTAAATAACCTTTAACATCGCAAAAACCTTTATCAGGTATATTATTAACCCAATCAACAATATCATATCTTTTTAATACTAACTCTTGTACAATCCAAAAGTTTCCAAAACCATGACTACCGTAAGGTAAAAGGTCTTTTGGTCTATAGTTAATACCTGATCCGCATAGTCTAAATAAATAAGATAAGTAAATAAAATTATCTTTGTCTATTTTATGATCTTTAAAGTAATTTCCATTGCCTTTAGGGTCTAATTCCTTTTTATCTATTGCTTCTAATAAACTACTAAAAGCTGCATACTTTCTATTTACGACATCATATATAGGAACATGCCAAATTAAATCATCGTTAATATCTTCTTTTGTCCAATTATAGCCTTGATATAATCTTTGTTGATTCATCTTAGCTTTATTATAGTAATCTTTAAATTGCTCTAACATAACTGATCTATATATTTATATGACTTTGGTTTTAAATGTACAGATTGTCTTGATTCCATATTATCAAACGATAATCCATTTTCATAATCTAAATCCCATTCTAT